CCGCCTCCCAAAATTTGCACAGACCAACTGGGTGAACCTTCACTTCTCCATTGGGAAGTTTTGGCCTCTCGCTTAGCTTCTCCATATTAGGCCCAGAGCAACTTCTAGTTTCTTTCTTGAAGTACTCACAGTTGAAGCAATGCTTCGCTCCACCAACTTTGTAGTCAACGTAGCCAGTCTTGGGTTCCTTGGCTTGTGCTGCCATACTTGAGAACTTAGGCATAGTCGGAATCCCTGACTTTCTTGCGTCCAAGGCCGGGTGCCTTCTTGGCTTTGTATTCGTCCTTGCCGCCTTCTGCTGCACGCTTCTCCGACAGCATTATTGCGACAGCCTGCTTCTGGTTATGCACAGGCTTCCCAGTTTCTTTGTTGCCGCTCTTCAACTTGCCAGTCTTCCACTTGTCCATCACTTCGTTCCAAGGCACAGTGAACTCCTTTATGTTGCGCTGTTGACGCTGCCTGCTGGTACAGTTATGCTCGCGCCAGAGGTCTTTAACGTGACTGTAAGGGAAGCTGTTTGTCCACTACCTGAAATGGCAGTGACTACGCCCAACACTGACACATCATTGTCCACTAAACCGAACGCTTTTCCGTCTATGCTCAGTGCAGGATGTGATGCATCCACTGTGTTCTGTACGGCTTCCATGTCGTTTGCCTTTGCATTGAACTGTCCAGAGGCAGGTGCTGTGGGAGGCTGCACCGTAACTACAGCGAGTGATCCTGTGCCAGATACGGACACTACTTTGCCCAGTATGCTAACGGAGTCATTGACGCTGACGAGTTTACCGTTTATATTCGTACCAGTACTCATAAGAATTTCTCCAAGTAAATTGCTGCCTTTCTAAGGCGTTCTGGGTTGTCATCAAAATGACCTATTCCGACATTGCACTTGCTGTGTATAAACTCTCGCAACGTGCTATACTCGTGATTATGGTCTAGTACTGGACGACCTGAACCTTTGGGTCCACCATAGAAGGCTTCTCCGAAAAGGGCGCACAGGTTGTTTTGTCTTTCCAATCTTTGTTGATACTCTTCTAGTGAGATACCATACCTGTGTTTTATGGTTGTCTCTTTACGCATAGAGAAGTTATCATTCTTGTTCTTCTCATACCAACTTCTCATTCGGATGATTGCTTTAGGTGTGTGGTTTTCTTTGGACCTATCCTTACCGACTCGCCATTGACTCATATAACATCTTTGGCATAATCCTTTAGCAAACTCCTCTACCTCTGGATGGCATGTTGATTTCTTCATTATTCCTCCGCAATAGGTTCGCGCAGGAGGAGATTGCGGCTCCTCCCTGCACTGACTCAGGGAGCAACCCCTGAGGATGTTTCAAAATTTACACAAGATTTGGCATTGCGAATCCATCTTCTTCAGATAGTGCGCCTTGCTGTCCCTTGTCACTATGATTGAATCCGGGCTTCTCTTCGTTCTCTTCTTTGCCTGCAGGTGGTACGCCTGCCAGACTGCGAGCTTCGTCATGCGCCTTGTGCGCGTGCTCGTGTACGTTCGTGTGAACGTGTCCGTCTTTGTGGTGCGAGGTGACTGTGTGGCGTCCAGTGGCTTCGTCGTGGTGGATCACAACCTTGTTAGCAGGGCCGTGCTCAGCAACCATAGGGTGTTGCTCTTCACCGTTCTGCTCGTCGCCTACGTGCTCTTCATGCTCATTCATCTCGCCGTTGTGCTCTTTGCCCTCGTTCATTTCGACGCCTTCGTGCTCACCAGCCTCAAACTCTGGTGTCTCCTTGGCTTCATGCTCAGGAGATTCACTGTGCATGCCGTCTTCGCTGTGGTTTTCGTCGTAGTGCTTCCCGGCAAAGCTACTTCCGAACTTCTTACCGGGGGTTTTCTTGGACTCGTACATTTTAATCTCCTAGTTACTTCAAAAGTTCGTTGATCTGTTTGATCAATTCTGGCTTGCTGGTTGCTACGGTCTTCTCAGGTTCACAGTAAGACTCAGGAACCCATCCCTTTTTCTGGGACAAGGACTTCTTGGGTGCATAGCGCGCTCTGATTTCGTAGCCGTTCTTTGCAATCTCGACTTCGAAACTGGTCAACTTGCCTTTTTCTTTTTCTGCCATGATCCGTCCTTGGGGAATGTTTCCATAACTTCCCATGTTTACACCTTGGCGGCGGCTGCCGCTTCTGCTTCTTCCTTCAGTTCTTTTTCGTTCTGCGCGTCGTGTGCTTCCTGTTCGGCCTGCCAACGTGTCTTCACTCGCGGTGACTCGAAGCTGGCGAAACTAGGTTTGTCTGCTTTCTTTGCAGATGGATCAATGCCTACGCGCCGATTGATGTTCAGTTCATACATCCCAACCTTTGCCTGAAGCAATGCTTTCTCCGAACGTAGATCACCAATTACTGCATCTTTATCTTGACGAAGCTGTTGCAAGTCTGCGCGGAGCAGCATTAGGTCTTGTTCCAGTCGCTGCACTAAGGATGAGTAGAACAGGTCATCCCAGAACCCTCTGATACTTTCAGCTACACTCATCGTGCCTCCTGAGTAGAGACCTTGGCCTCACCGTACACCTTGTTAAGTCACTGGTAGAGTCCATTATGTAGCGAGGATCAGACCACATGCAAGAGTCACATATGATGTTCTCTCCTGCATCCATAAACTTAGACCACCCGACGTAATATCCGGCAGACATGGTGGACCCCGGTGTATTCACATAGCCATCTACATCTTCATGACAACGGTCACAGTTAATCATCCCTGATCCTGCTTTCCCATCCACACAGGCTGTTCACTCTGTCTGAATGACGATGTTTTATTCTCGTTCTCCGCGTCGATTTTCATCTTGAGGAAGTAGGCGGCTAATGGATCAATCTTTTTCAACTTTGCAACTCTCTCTGCTTCGACCTGTGCTTCAGGCTTTTTCTTTGCTCCGAGGTGTCCATACAGTCCGTATCGGAAACCGTCGTAGCAGTCATCACCTTTAGCACTGACCTTCAGCACATCATCCATCAGGTCGGGGTTTCGCATCAACGACGGGATAGCAAGGATGATTTCCTTGCATATGTCGAGGATTACTAGTTCGCCCTTCTTGATGGCGTTGTACATCAATGACGCAGAACCTATGCGGTCTCGTGTCGCTGACGTAACAGGCGGCAGGCCCACAAGTTTCAATGCTCGTGAGTACTCATCCGCTGGTGTGCGTACGTCCATTTGTCGATTGAACTTCTCGTGCGAGAAGTATATTGCTTTGAGTGTGACTGGCTTTCCGTTTGGCAAGTGTGCTTTTGCTTTGATGATCGAGGCTAACTCGTCCATCGTCTTGCCACCCGTAACGACAATCTCTTGGAAGCAAACAGTCTTGAGTCTATAGTTGTCTCCAATTGAGTCCTTCACCAACGCCTTCGTAAATAAATACGTTGCGTTAGCGTGCTGCATGCCCCAATCTTCTCCAGCCCAGCACGGTTGCCAGTCTTGCCAGATGATAGACTCGGGGTCTTCTCGTAAATTGATCACGTGATATGAAGGATCAAAGCAGTCGAAGTATTGTCCTTCAACAACACCATCATATCCGTATAGAACTTTGTCGCGCTTCGCCTTCGGCATTGACATCAAACGTGCAATGATGCCGGGATCGCGTGCGAGCAGTTCTGGGTTATCCATAACTGTCGAACGCTGATAAGCGTACGCTTCGGGATCGTAAATCTTAATCCACTCTCCCGCTTCCTGAATCCACCATGACCCATCCACAGGGTCACGCTTAGCGCCTTCACCTGGGTTCCATGGTTCCTTCTGTACGAACAAGGTGCGATAGTATTCGTAGTGTGGACCCAGAGGGTTCGTACACCCAATAATGGCGGGGATGGGCAGGTTTCCCATCTCATCCCGTTCGCAAGCCGGGTTGACGATGTTACGTTGGAACAACATCATCCACGCATCCGGCGAGAACTGGCCGCATTCGTCAACCAGTATGGCAGGATACGCCTGTCCTAGGTACTGCTCAATGTCTCTGTCTTTGTTGTTCTGGCAATGTCCGAAGACTACACGTGATCCATTCTTTAGGGTCGCTACGTGCTTCGTCTGGTCATAGTCATAAAACTCTTTGGGCATGAACGTACGGAAATCAGCAATGGCTCCGTTCTCTAATTCCTTAAAGTTCCTACGAAGTACTAATAGATTGCAGCCTTTCCATCGTAAGCAGTAATGCATGACAAAGAACATCAACCATCCACAAGTTTTACCCGAACGGATGCCACCAGTGCTGAGGCACTGACCCGCTGCTGGCTGCAGATAAATCTTGCCGCCACGACTGACGTTACGTAACAGTTCGGTTTGCTTCGGCTGAAATTGGAAGACTTTATTGAAATTAAGCGTACCGTCAGAGTTCAGATATGGCTTTGTCTCTACAGCATCAGTTATTTTCCTGCGTGGCATCTGAGTACTTTCTGAGGTATTCAATGGCTGCTTCTAAGTTAACTGGGTCATCTTTGAACACCCCTAAACCGAGGTTGCATAAATGACACAGCAACCCACGCGGCACAGGAGGAACCGAGTGCTTATGGTCTGCATCCAGAACTCCTTCAACGGATTGTTTACAGATTGCGCACAAGTTATGCTGTTCTTTTAGCACAGAATCATAGCGCTTCTGAGTCCAACCTTTTTTCTTGAGATCATTATCTCTGGCTATTTCTTTCTTTCGTTCGGGATTGTTCTTAGCCCAAACTGTGGTACTTTTCAAAATCTTTGCCTTGTGATCTTTGTAGTACTGTTTGCTGTACTCTTTCATGTACTTCTGTTT